ATGGGACTACCAGTTCTAATCGAGGGTGAAAGTGGCAGCGGCAAGAGCCGTTCCCTCAAAAATTTCAAGCCAGGCGAGATAAGCATTTTCAACGTCGCTGGCAAGCCGTTGCCGTTCAAGAACAATGGCCTTGCAACACTTTCGGTGGCAAAACTTGTCAAGGCTAACAAAGGCAAGAGCCGTTATGATGTGATAAAGGCGGCTATGTTTCAATCAAAGTCAAAGGCATTTGCCATTGATGATAGCCAGTATCTCATGGCATTTGACAGTTTCGACAAGGCAAAAGAACTAGGGTACGGAAAGTTCACTGATATGGCGGTCAGTTTTGAACGGCTGATAGAATTTGTTATAAATGACCTGCCGTCAGACGTTATCGTGTATTTTCTACACCACGTCGAACTAACCGACGGTGGCAAGTATAAAGCAAAAACTATCGGCAAAATGCTGGATAATCAGTTGACAGTTGAAGGGTTGTTTTCAATCGTGCTGTTCTGCACAGCTGACGAAAATCATCACTATTTCATCACACAATCCAGGGGAATTTCAACTGCAAAATCACCCGAAGATATGTTTGACGATGAAATCGAAAATGATTTGAAATTCGTAGACACCAAAATCAGAGAATATTGGAATTTAACTCCAAACAACACAGAAAGCGAGGAAAAGTAAATGATAGGAATTACAGGTTACAAACAGGCGGAAGCAACAAGTTTTTCAGAGCTGCCAAAGCTCCAGCCAGGCGGATATGTAGTAAAAATTCTCAATGTCAAGGTTGAACCCACTGACTGGGGAAGCAGGCTGGCAATCCAGTTTGACATCGCAGAGGGCGAATTCAAGGGCTTTTTTGACAAGCTGTATAAGGCTACACCTGACGAGTGGGAGAACAAAAAGTGGAAGGGTTCAATGCGCCTGAGCATACCGCATAACACAGGTGATGAAACAAAGTTCAAGAAGTCGCTGGGCTATTTCAAATCCCAGATACAGGCGTTCGAAAATTCAAATGCCAATCTACATATCGACTGCGAACGTGACTGGGACGAAAACGTGTTGAAGGGCAAACTCGTGGGCGCTCTCTTCAACGAAAAAGAGTGGGAAAAGGACGGCAAAACAGGCTGGTCCACGCAGTGCAAGCGTTTTGTGCCTGCAAATGATATCCGCAGTGGCAATTTCACAATTCCAAAGCGTGAAGAGCTGAAAAACAAGCCGTCAACAGCCAGCAATGACAGTTTTGACCCGAACGCTAATCTGTCTGATTTTGTTGAAATCAACGCAGGCGATGACACAGTACCATTCTGATGCACCCGATAGACATTGATGCCACACTTAAAACGTTCTCGGTTATCGTTGATAGCCGAGAACAAAAGTGGGGGCATATTGAAAAGGCTCTGAAAGCCACAGAAACGCCATATACACAGCACAAGTTAAACTATGGCGATTATACTTGCAAAGCCGTAAAACCTAATAGCGAGCCTGTGAGCCTTGCTCAGAGCGTTGTTATTGAGCGTAAGGCAAATTTGGACGAAATCGTGGGCAATTTCACGAAAGGGCGAGAGCGTTTTGACCGTGAATTCAAGCGGTCGGTTGAAGACCATGCAAAAGTGTTTTTAATGGTCGAAGATGATAGATTATGGGAAAATATCCTACTGCACAACTATCGCAGTAAAATGCCACCGAAAGCACTACTGGCAACGTTCTGTTCATGGCAGGCACGATATAACATCACGATCATAGCGTGTCGGAAACAAGAGAGTGGCACGCTGATAAAGGCGATACTATACTACGCTTTGCGAGACTATCTTCAGAAATTGGGCGGTGATTAAATGTTAGAAAATGGTTTTATAGTTTTACATAGAAAAATAGTGAACTGGGAATGGTACAAAGACCCTGCGACACGCATTGTTTTTGAACATTTAATTTTGACCGCCAATTATGAGGAAAAACGCTTCAAGGGCGAAGCTATTCACAGGGGGCAGAGGGTCGCAAGCTATGGTACGCTAGCCAAAGAAACAGGGCTATCAATTCGCAACGTAAGAACTGCAATTCGTCACCTGATTTTGACAAACGAAGTGACAAGCAAAACAACTAACAAATATAGCGTATTTACGATAGTAAACTATGATATGTATCAGGACAAGCGACAAGCAAACCGACAAACAACTGACAAGCAAGTGACAAGCAACCGACAAACAACTGACAACAATGAAACAAAGATAACAAAGATAAACAAAGAAAAACAAATATATGCTGCTCCCGCAGCGCACACAAATGGCAGACGGACGGACAATCCGGGCAGGACAGATTTTTGAGTGAGGTGAAAAAACATGGGATATACAATGCGTGATGATGATGTGGTCGGTCTGGCTGTGGCACTGAATGCAGAAACGCACCGCAAGGGACGTGAACTGTATTTCAAATACTGTCCGTACTGCAATGGGGGCGGTCATGACAAAGATACATTTTCTGTAAATCTTGACACAGGAGCGTTCAAATGCTTCCGGAGCAGTTGCGGCATGACAGGTCATTTCGTACAGCTGGCTAGGGACTTCAACTATCCCCTGGAATTCGACGACGAGCAAAAAAAGAAATACCGCACGCTACCACCAGTGAAGATAATTACACGTGACAAGGCGGTTGAATATCTGCGGTCAAGGGGAATTTCAGAGATCACCACACGGAAATACAACATTACTGTCGGTGATAAACGTGACAATTTGCTGATGTTTCCGTTTTTTGATGAAAATAACGTGCTGACATCGGTCAAATACCGCAAGACAGATTTTGTCAAGGGCAGAGACAATCAAAAAGAGTGGTTTGAAAAGAACACAAAACCGATACTGTTCGGAATGAACAGATGCACAGAAAAACATGACAGGCTGATAGTCACGGAGGGGCAGATAGATAGTCTGTCGGTGGCAGATTGTCAGATAGATAATGCAGTATCTGTGCCAGGCGGTCAGAGCAATAAGACATGGGTGCCGTTCTGCTATGATTTTGTAGACAGCTTCGACGAAATCGTAATTTTCGGAGACCATGAACACGGCCATGTAACATTGGTTGACCAGTTTACAACATCATTTCCGCACAAGAAATTGAAAGTTGTCAGGGCGCAAGACTACCTGGGCGAAAAGGACGCAAATGCAATTTTACAAAAATACGGCTGCAAAGCGATATGCGACGCTGTGAACAACGCTGAAGAAATACCTGTCACGGCTGTCAAAAAACTGTCGCAGGTCAAGGCGGTCAACCTGGATAAACAGGAACATATCAGAACTGGCATATACGATGTTGACCGATATATCGGCGGTATCTATATGGGACAGGTGGTAGTTATCACGGGCAAGCGTGGTGAGGGTAAATCAACGTTAGCGTCACAAATAATCGCAAATGCGTTAGACCAATCAGACCTTGACGGCAATCCGTATTCGATTTTCGTTTATTCGGGCGAACTGCCTGACTATCATTTCAAACGCTGGTTAGATTTACAGATTGCAGGAAAACAAAATGTTATACGTTCGGTCAACGAATACGGTGACGAAACCTATGACATTCCTGATGATGTGGTTGATAAAATCAACCGCTGGTATGATGATAGGGCGTATATATTTGATAACACGGCTGTGACGGCTGAAATCAAACTTGACGGCGACAATGTGAAACGTGACGGCAAGATATCATTGTTGAATACGATTGAAACGGCTATCCGCAGATTTAATGTCAAACTGATACTGATTGATAACCTCATGACGGCGCTGGATGTTGACCTCAGCAAAGAATTGTATCGGGCACAGTCAGATTTTGTAAATGCGGTGAAATATATAGCGGTTAAATATAACGTAGCTATCATACTGATAGCGCACCCACGCAAAACCGCCGATGGCATTGAACTGAATGCGGATAGCGTCAGCGGTTCGGGTGATATCACAAATAGGGTTGATTTGGTTTTAACATATAGCAAAAATAGCGACGACGACAAAGACGATTTTCAAAGCAAAATTGCCATTGTAAAAAACCGATTAACAGGTAATGTGGCAGACAACATCAAGGTCGCCTACAGCCAGATTTGTAAACGTATCGGCTGTAACAATACAGAATGGGGCAAAATCTACGGCTGTTTCAAAGAGGTTGACACGGCTGAAGACGAAGATTTACCGCCATTTTAAAATCAAGAAAAGAGGGGTGAAAAAACATGGAAAGGTCAGAAATCGACAAGCTGGCATATCGTGGCGAAGAACTACCGAACGATAGCAACATTTTTGATGAGATATATTGGCTGGCTATGTATTATCTATACAAAACCGCCACACTGAACAACATTCCTGCAGAGCAGGCGGCAAAAGCCAAAAGTGCATTGACACAGAAGCTGGACAAGCAGATAAAACAGAGCGAACCTAACGAGAACGTGATAGCGGCATTCAATGACAGCGTGCGTGTCATGCGTGAAATGGAAAAATTCATCAGACCCTATGCGGAATTTGAAAAGAAGAGCCGTGAAGAGCTGATAGAATTTATCAAGCATATGTTCGATGTGCTGTCTGGACTAGGTCCGTATGAGGAGGTCGAATAACATGGCTAACAACAAATTCTGCACAAGCTGCAAATATTTTAACAGATCACCCGACAACTGCGGCAGGAAGAACGGAAAATACGGACTGTGCGTTCGTCAAATGAAATTCGGCCTAAAACCAATGGTAGTCAACTATCAGCACCCTGTCTGTGAAGAATTCAAAGACAAGATAGAAGCTGTAAAATGCAGCGCTGCTACAACACTTTGTTGGTACTGCAAACACGCAGTGCCGACAAAGGACAAGATAACAGGAGAATACCTCACAGGTTGTGCATGGTCCATAGACCACAGACCTGTTGAGAGTTGGAGAACGTGTCAGCACAGAACATACAAGGCGCAAAAGGGCGGTATGATACATTCGTACACTGTAACGGAATGTCCGAGATTTGAGGAGGGGTAAAAGTGACAAAAGCTGAAAAAGCCAAAAACCTGCGCTATAAGAAAGCAATTGTATCGCAGCTCAATTTTGAGGAAATAACATCTCAGCTATACGACATCAGTTCCGTTTGTGAGGAATACCAGTATTACTTCAGCGGCGATGATGATACGCTTCTCAACGCACTTGACGGAGATGACGAACAGGAGCAGGAATTTAAAATGATGTTCTCAGACCTTTCGTATGAGTGTGATAGTTTGAGGGACATTGTCAATGATACCTACGTGTCAGAACATTTTGACGATTTTTTTGTCGGAATAATGCTAAACGGAAATAGTCCGTTCAAGTGCTATGGATATGATAGCTTTGAAGAAGATTACTTTGCACTTTCGTCATATGACACGAAATGTGCATCAAGTGAGAGCGCAAAGAGACTTAAACGTCTTACGAAGGACGAGCTGCTGTCCGTTTGTGGGCAATGCTTTGGGCTTGCAGTGTCTTACCTCAACGTCCAATACAAATATGACTATTTGAAAGCTGCTTTTGATATTTTGAAAGACCAAAATACCTCATATTTGCAGATCATAAAGGACATTGAAACGGCATATGACAAAGCGGACGCAAAAGACTGGTATGAATACAGCGCCGAAGTGAAAGCATTTGATAAGCTTGTCGGAAGTTTCGATGAATATAGCAAAATCTGGCTTGAATAATGAGGAGGGGTAACATGGTTAAAATCAAACCTGAATACATTTTCCCACTGTTGCTGATTTTGCTGGACGTGGGAGCGGCGGTTATATATGCCGTGCAGAAAGACTACAAGAAAGCCGTCTACTGGTTAGCGGCGGCAGTGCTAAATGTGACGGTAACTTTTTAGGAGGCTATATGGATAGTACAAAAGAACAAAAGACTATTGAACGTCTGAAAACGTTTGAACCTGCGGACGGATATTATCTAGCATATAGCGGTGGAAAAGATAGTGACTGTATCAAAATTTTGGCACAACTTGCAGGTGTTAAATATGATGCTGTACATAATTTGACAACAGTTGATGCACCCGAAACTGTTAGATATGTTCAATCTCAGCCAGATGTAAAAATAGATAAAGCGTATGACAAGAACGGCAATCATGTTACAATGTGGAATTTGATTGTTAAAAAACTAATGCCTCCGACACGCCTTGTTCGCTACTGCTGTAGCGAATTAAAAGAACGTGGTGGCGTAGGACGTGTTGTTGTCACGGGTGTTAGGTGGTCTGAAAGTCAACGCCGTAAAGAAACGGCTGATGTTATAAAAATTATCGGCAAGCCGAAAACTACAATGAAAACTGCTGATGAAATAGGCATAGAGTATCAGCAAACGTATCAGGATGGGATAATTCTTAACGATGATAACGACAAAAATCGTAGGTTGGTTGAACACTGCTATCGCACTACGAAAACTATGGTAAACCCTATAGTTGATTGGTCTGATGATGATGTGTGGGATTTTTTGCACTACTATGGTTGCAAATCAAATCCGCTGTATGAATGCGGTTTTAATCGTATAGGTTGCGTTGGCTGTCCTATAGCAGGGAAACATAGATACGTTGAATTTGAACGATATCCGAAATACAAACAAAATTATATAACGGCATTTGATAGAATGCTAGAACGTAGAAAAAAGCTTGGGAGATCAGCTAAAATGTCATGGCAAACAGGGCAAGACGTTTTTCGCTGGTGGCTAGGCGAAGATTTCAACCAGCTGACATTTGATGATTTGGAGGTATAACATATGGCAAGATACATCGATGCAGACAATCTGATTAACGAATTATCGGCGGCGTGTATGCCGATATACGAAAAGGGCATAACAGGCATTCTGGGTGATAACAGCAGTATCGCTGATATAATCAACGAACAGCCTACTGCAGACGTGCAGGAGGTTAAGCATGGAGAATGGAAATTTCACAAAAAAACAAAGCTCGTGCCAAGCAACAAGGTTGGCATAAAAGAAGAGTACACTAATGGTCATAGCTGTGCTATTGTAGATGATAAAAACGTTAATCAAAAAATTATGATTATGATGAAACGTATAACATTAAAAATTCCTGTATGTTCGGTCTGCGGTTGGTACGGGCATGATGAATGCGATGTAACACCATACTGCCCTAACTGCGGAGCTAGGTTGATAAGAAAGAAGAACAAGAAAAACTATAAAGAAGGAAATGCAATGAGCGAAACAGTATCAGGCGAGGAGCTTGAAAAGATAAACAACTATGTGAGAGAGCCGCTAACGGAGGACAAGGTCTTTGTTTTCAGGGTGGCGCTTTGTGACAATGACATTGACAGAGATGGTGAAAAGTTTTCATCAGGTGCTTTGAGGAAGCTTGCGGAGCTTTTTAAGGGCAGAACGGGTATTTTCGATCATGATCCTAAAAGCTCAAAGCAGACTGCTAGAATATTCGACACATGGGTGGAAACTCTGCCTGGGAAAATTACGACAGACGGAGAGGTCTACCGCAGGCTTATGGCAAAGGCTTACATGGTGCGTACTGCTTCTAACGGCGATCTTATAAGCGAGATCCAGGGCGGAATAAAGAAAGAGGTATCCGTTAGCTGCACCATGGGAAAGAAGCTTTGCTCTGTATGCGGAGCGGATATGTACAAGGGCAGCTGTGGCCATGAAAAGGGCGGTGAATACGGCGGTAGGCTGTGTTATCACATTCTTGACGAGCCGCTTGAAGTTTACGAGTGGTCGTTTGTGGCAGTGCCTGCGCAGGTGCAAAAAAATGGCACTAAAAGTTTGGCAACAAGGAGAGACGACAATGCGTGAAATATTATTTCGTGGCAAACGCATTGCCAATGGCAAATGGGTAAGTGGATATTACGTTCTTAGGAAACGCCCATACTTCAAGGACAAGGGTGCTGATTTTGAACACATTATTTGTGACAATCTGGTAATCGATGATTTCAATGACAAACAGTTTGTTGATACAATCCCAATAACATATTCGGTTGACCCTGAAACTGTCGGTCAGTACACAGGTCTGACAGACATGAACGACAACAAAATTTTTGAGGGGGATCTCTGCCTGTGCGACAGAAATATTTCAAAACATATTGACAAAAAGGTTTTTGAAATTAAATTTGACCCTGAGACTGGTTTTTTCGGAGAAAGTGACACGTCAAACATATACCCTAGCAATTTTTATATGTGCGAAATTGTCGGAAATGTTTTCGATACCCCTGAATTTCTGGAAGCTGGTGAAATGCCATGAAGGCACGAACAAACATCGTCAGACAAAGCGACATCAAGAAAGAGGTCGCAAAGGAAATGCAGAAAAGATATAGCGAACTGCAGGGTGAGATAATGCAGGATATCACAGAACAGATAATGGCGACTGTTTTGTGGACGCTAGACAAGTGGTACGGCTGGAAAGGCAAACGCCTGCGTGCATTCATCGACGCAGTGAATAGCACGTTTGACATCATGGACACGGCTGAATTTGATAATGACAATAACGCCAGCTATCTGAAAGAAACATACGGCATTGACCTGTCGGAACTGATATCAACGGAAATGACCGACAGGGTGCAGAAAGGCGGTTGAAATGACAGCAAAAGAATATTTGCAGAACGCTTATAAAATCGAGAGACGTGTGAAAATTATCGAAAACAAGGTCAAGAAACTGCGGTCGCAACTAGAATATGCTGGCATTTCATACGAAAATACAGGTGCTAGTCATGGCAGTTGCAATGGCGACAAGATGTCAAGCACCATTGAACGCATAGCAGAATATGAACGCAGACAGCAGGAACTGGCACTGATACTGATTGACAAACGTTTGCAAATCGAAAAGTCCATTGACGCAGTAGCAGACGCAGACCAGCGAGAAGTCCTTGAACGGCGGTATCTTTTCTATCAGCGATGGGTGGGGAAATTCAACAAAGAAAATGGTGAATACATAATGGGGATCACTGACTATATGAACTATTCAGAACGCACGATTTATAAGATTCACGGCGAAGCCCTGAAACATATCGTTGTTCCAAAAGAGTGCAGTAAAATGCAGTGAAATGCAGTTATTAGTCTGCTATACTGTATAATAGCCCGATAGGGCAAAGGTCAGTTGGTTATCTCCTCAATAAAAGCCAACCTTATTTTTACGCCTGAGTGGCTAGCCCTCAGGCAATGTGCAGGGGCGGTGCGCCATCACTTAACCTGCTCCATGTTTTTTACTTCTTTTGTTTTAGATCTCCTGACTTCCGCTATGGCAACAGCTATGGCGGATATATCGGTCGATACTGCAATGATGTTGACGCCGATACCAATCAGCCACACACACCTCTTAACAATGTGTCCCACGTGTGGCATTTTTATTTTATGGGGGCGGCACTATGAAAGACTTTGCGTATTCTTTTTACCGCTCGTCAGCGTGGAAGAAGTGTCGCCAATCCTACATCGACAAACGCATACTAATTGACGGCGGTTTGTGTGAAGAATGCCATGAACGTGCTGGATATATCGTTCATCATCGAACATTGTTAACGCCAGCGAACATTCGTGACCCTGAGGTATCATTAAACCATGCCAATCTCGAATTTGTATGCAAAAAATGTCATGATAATTTCGAGGGTCACTTCTACCAAAAATCGCCTAAAAAATTAACAAAATGTGAATTTGACGCATCGGGTATGCCCATGCCCCCCTCAAATTTGGACTGAATTTTTTCCTAAGATACCGAGGGGGCAAAGGTCATTTTTTACGGCTCATAAAATCACATAAGGGGGTGTAATCTGATAATGGCAAAAATCAAAAAGAATTTGAGCGAGTTGCGAAAAGCTGTGGATAGCTGTGAACCAGCTAAGAGAGAGCTGGGCATAAAGCTGTTAGATCAGCTGGAGTACATGGAAAATCTGCTGAGTGAGTATCAGAAAAAGATAAAAGCAGAGGGCGCAATCATCGAAGCAACAAACGGCAATGGTTTTACTGTCAAGACAGAGCACCCTGCAAGCAAAGCGTATGCAACGTTAATTGGAAAATATAATGCAATGGCAAAGACAGTTGAAGACATTATTCTCGACAGCCTGCAAAAGTCTGAGGGTGACGAGCTGTTGGAATTCCTAGGCGGTGCAAAACGTTGACGGAATTTGAAAAATATTTTACTGGCATTTATGACGGAAATATCGTTGCGTGTGAGAAAATGAAAAAGGTTTCGGAAATGCTGCTGAACAGATTTGCAAGTCCTGATGAATTCCATTTTGACGAAGCTATTGCAACACGGCACACGGATTTTATAGAAAAATTCTGTAAGCTGCCGTCTGGAAAACTAGGTCAGCCGTTGAAGCTGGAGTTGTTTCAAAAAGCAAGACTGCAAGCATTATTCGGCTTTGTTGACGATAACAACCTGCGCCAGTATAACGAATGCCTGATAATCGAAGGCCGAAAGAACGGCAAGACAACGGAAATTGCGGCAGTCGAAAATGATATGCTAGTCAATGACGGAGAGGGTTCACCGCAGATATATAACGTCGCCACAATGCTAGATCAGGCAAAGCTAGGTTTCAACGCCTGCTACAAAATGATAAAACAATCGCCATTGTTGAGCAAGCATATTCGTAAACGTGCGGCCGATTTGTATTTTCCGTTGAACATGGGATTTATAAAGGCTCTTGCCAGCAATTCAAACAGCCTTGACGGATTGGACGTTCACTGCGGTGTTATCGACGAATTGGCGGCAATAAAGAACCGAGATCTATATGATTTGATAAAGCAAGCAATGGGTGCTAGACAGCAACCCATTTTATTTTGCATTACAACAAACGGCTTCGTTCGTGGTGGTATCTTTGACGCCCAATACGAATATGCAAATAATTTGCTATACGGACGGCTGACGGAAATCAACAAAAGGTTTCTGCCGTTTATCAACGAACTGGATAGCCCCGACGAATGGGATAAGGAAGAATGTTGGATAAAAGCAAATCCCGGGCTGGGTACGATAAAATCAATAGACTATCTGCGACAAATGGTGCAGAAAGCCAAAGATGACCCTAGCTTCAAAGCAACGGTTATGGTCAAAGATTTTAACCTCCCACAGAATACCGAAAGCGGCTGGCTGAGGTGGGACGAGCTGAACAATGAAGAACCTATCACGGACTATCCGTTCAGATATTTCATCGGTGGTTTTGACGCTGCTGATTATATAGACCTGAATGCTGCAAAGGCTATCTGCAAAAAGCCTGATGATGATAGACTGTATGTAAAATCTATGTACTGGATACCGCAAGCCGTTCTTGACGCTGACGCTGAAAAGGGTGACAGACGTGGACGAGATAGTGTGCCATATGAATTGTGGAAATCACAAGGCCTACTGAGGACGTGCGAGGGAAACAAAGTCAACAAGCGTGTTATTTTGGATTGGTTTTTGGAGTTGAGAGACAAAGAAGACATCTATCCTCTGGCTATCGGCTATGACCCTTGGCACGTTTCGGACGAGCTGATAAAAGCGTTTGAAGAAGAGTTTGGCAAGGGCGTTTTAATACCTGTGCGTCAGGGTGTTATCACGTTGTCTGACCCGATGAAGAACCTGAAAGCTGAATTCCAGCGACACAACATTGTTTACGACAATAACCCAATTGACAAATGGTGTTTCCTGAATGTGGCTGTCAAGACAGATGTCAACGGCAACATTCAGCCGTGTAAGAAATCTGATCGAACGCAGAGAATAGACGGACTTGCGGCATTGCTAGACGCATATGTGGTCTATTATAACCGACAGGAAGAATTTGAGAGTTTGATATGAAAGGGGTGAAAAAATGGGTCTGATAAATCGTTTTAAAAACAGGTCACAGGTAGTGACCCGATATAAGATGATGTCGGAAATCGGCAACGGCTACTATAGTTGGGACGGCAATGTTTATCGGTCGGATTTGGTGCGTGCCTGCATTCGCCCAAAGGTCAAGGCTATTGGAAAACTGACCGCAAAGCACATCAGAAAATCATATAGCCGAAATGGTGACGGCAGTATCGAGATAAACCCTGAACCATATATGCGAATGCTGCTGGAAGAGCCAAATGAGTTCATGACGATGCAGAAAATGTTGGAAAAAGTCGCAACACAGCTGTGTTTGAACAACAACGCATTTATCCTGATTATCCGTGACGGCAACGGCTATCCTACTGAATTATATCCTATCCCTGCGGACAGTGCAGAATGCGTATATATCGGCAATGATTTGCATTTGAAATTCACATTTTTCAACGGACAAAGATATATGTTTCCGTATGCAGATATCATTCATCTGCGTAGTGATTTTTATAGAGACGATATCTTCGGCGAACGGCTGAGTGAAACGCTGACGCCACTAATGGAAATTGTAACAACTACAGATCAAGGCATTGTCAAGGCTATCAAGAATTCGTCAATTATTCGCTGGCTGTTGAAGTTCACCAGCTCCCTGCGCCCTGAGGATTTGAAAAAGCAGGCACAAGAATTTAGCGAGCAGTTTATGAGCGTTCAGAATGGCACAGGTGTTGCGGCGGTCGACAGCAAGGCAGATGCAAAGCAAGTTGACGCAAAGGACTATGTGCCGAATTCATCGGTCATGGAAAAAACCACGCAACGTATCTATTCGCTGTTTAACACAAACGCAAATATCGTGCAGTCGAACTACACCGAAGACCAATACAACGCCTACTACGAATCGGAGATAGAACCAGTAGTAATGGAACTGGCTGGCGAATTTACACGAAAACTATTCAGCCGTATCGAAAGAGGGTATGGCAACAAGATAGTTTTTGAAGCGTTCAACCTGAGCACTGCGTCGATGTCAACCAAGCTGAATCTGGTACAGTTTTTTGACAGAGGTATCATGAATGCTAACGAAATTCGAAACGTGTTCAATCTGGCTGACATTCCTTCGGGCGATCAATACTATGTCAGACTAGACACGGCAAAGATAGACAGCGGTGAGGGAGGTGAAGACGATGAAAATTAACATCAAGGGTACTATCATTCCGAATGATGACCAGTGGGTCTATGACCTTTTCAAAATTGACGCCATTTCCCCTGCAAAGGTTTTAAAGGGTATAACTGCGGCGGCTGAAAAAGGCGAACTGTTGGAGGTTGACATCAATTCTGGCGGTGGTGATATTTTTGCGGCGTCCGAAATCTATTCGGCAATCCGTGAATATTCAGGTGACGTCAAAATACACGTTGTCGGTCTTGCGGCAAGTGCGGCAAGCGTGATAGCATGTGCAGGCAAGTCAGATATATCACCGACGGCACAGATTATGGTGCATAACGTATCATCAATGGCAAGTGGTGATTACCATGACATGGGCAAGATGTCAGAGATTTTGCAGAAGGCCAATGAAACCATTGCAAATGCCTACATAACCAAGTCAGGCATGACAAAGGAAAAGGCACTGGAAATCATGGACAAGGAAACATGGCTGACGGCTGATGAAGCAGTCGAACTGGGATTGATAGACGAAATCGCAGGAAGCAAGAACGCCAAGTCACAGCTGGTGGCGGCCTACTGCGATATCATACCACAGAACGTAATCGAAAGAATGAAGGCTGAGCGTGCTGAAAAAAAGATAACAGCACAGGCAAGGCTTGACAAACTAAAGGAGGGTTATAAAAATGACAAGACAGGAAATGCTTGACAAGGCTCAGACCCTTATCGACGAGGGCAATTTTGAGGAAGCCGAAAAGCTGATGAATGACGCTGAAAAAGCGGCAAAGACACAGGCAAATCTGAACGCTATGACAAAAGACCATGCGTCAGATACTATGAAAAATATGATCGAAAGGAATGAAAACAAAATGAGCGAGAATGCAATCACACACACATCAAACATCTATGACAGCGTCGAGTACAGAACTGCATTTATGCACAACGTTCTCGAGGGTACACCAATTCCTGCGAAGTTTGCGAACGAGGCACAGAACACAAAGACCACTGACGTTGCGGCTGTTATTCCATCAACAACCATGCAGAGAATCGTTGAGAAGCTGGAGGAGCACGGACAGATCTATGCCCTTGTCACAAAGACAAATATCAAGGGTGGCGTGACAATCCCTACATCAAGTGCAAAGCCAGTTGCAACATGGGTCGCTGAGGGTGCAAGCTCTGACACACAGAAGAAGTCCACCGGTTCAATCACTTTCAGCTACTACAAGCTGAGATGTGCTATCTCCATGTCACTCGAAGTTTCTGTGGTATCACTCGACTTCTTTGAGACAACATTTGCTAATCAGGTAGCCGACGCAATGATCGCTGCTATCGAAACAGCAATCATCAAAGGTGACGGCTCAGGCAAGCCAAAGGGCATCACAAAAGAAACTGTTGTCAACGGTCAGAATGTGAACGTTGCACTGGCAAACGGTATTACATACAATACCCTGTGGGATATGAAGAAGAAAATTCCATCAGGCTACAGAGCAGGCGTTAAGATGTTCATGAATTTTGCAACATTCTGCGATATCCAGGCACTGACAGACACAAACGGACAGCCTATCGCTAGGGTCAACTATGGTCTTAACGGAGATATGCAGCCATCAATCCTTGGCACACCTGTTGTGTTCTCTGATGATATCGACGCTTATGCAGATACTGTATCGGCTGATACAATCGTTGCATTCTTCTTCCGCCCTGAGGACTATATCCTCAACACAAATCTCCAGATGACAGTCAAGAGATATGAGGATAATGACACCGAAGACCAGGTAACAAAGGCGGTTATGCTGGTAGACGGCAAGGTCATCGACAAGAACAGCCTTGTGACACTCACAAAGAAGAGCAAGTAATCATGATGATAAAGGGGGCATAACGAATGCTAGAAAGTTTGAAAAATTCGCTGAGGATATCACACGGCAAGCTAGATAGCGACATTATGTCAAACGTTGACGCCTGCATGGAAGATTTGAAGCGTGTGGGCGTGTTCGTTCCCTTTGACGCTGATGATTGCAGTGCAATTCTAAAAAAGGCTATCGAAAACTATGTCAAATGGCAATATGATTTCAACGGCAAAGGTGAAGATTTTCGCAAGAACTACGAGCGCCTGCGAGACGCACTAAGTCTGAACGAGGACTACACGGAGGGGATTTAACGATGTTTAATGATGTTGTAAAAATCGCCAAAGCAAAGATAGTTTCGGACGAAATTGGAAATCAAGAAAAGGTCGTTGACTGGGCGAACGCCAAAGAGGTTTTCTGCCAAGTATCATCAATTTCACGTTCTGAATTTTACAGCGCCGCACAAGCAGGGTTTCAACCTACGCTGAAAATCAAAATGGCAGATTACTATGACTATGATGACGAGGATATGCTATTCTATAACGGTCGGGAGTATCGTATCATACGCACATATGTTGCAGGAACGGCCATTGAACTGACGGCTGAACGTTTTGGCGGTGATAGTTGATGAAATCGGTCGAGATTGATGTCAGTAAGTTGGCAAAACAGGTCGCTGATGACCTGAAAGAGTACAGTGAAGAAACTGCAAAGATAGTTGACGGCTGTATCGACGAAGTTGCAGACCAGTGTGTTGAGAAGCTAAAAGCCACATCACCACGTCGCACAGGCAAGTATGCCGAAAACTGGAAAGCCGAAACAGTGTACGCTAAGTCGGGCAACAAACGTGTGATTGTGCGTAACAAAAAATACTACTATCTGACACATCTGCTGGAGCATGGTCACGCAAAGAAAGGCGGCAAGGGCAGAGTAAAAGCATTTGTGCATATAAAACCTGTTGAGGAATATGCACAAAAGGCACTGCCTGAGTTGATAGAAACGAGGTTGAAGAAATGAATTTGACATTGGCTGATATACGTTCACGATTAACGGCTATCGACGAACTGAAAGACAAAGTCGCATACTATTCATCACGTGATGAAATGAAAACGCCATACTGCGTGTTCTATCGTGAAAGCACCATAGATAGCGGAGACGATATGCACCCCGCAAGCCTGCGAGAACAGACGATAGTCATTGAATTGTACACTAGGAAAATCGACGTTGAATTAGAAACGGCTGTTGAAAAACAGTTTGCAGATTTTGAGTTGGAAAAGTCTGAAAGCTGGATTGAAGACAGCAAGGAGTATCAGATAAGATATTTGTTTACCAATTATTTGAAGTAAAGGAAGGGACAATGCAATATTTAGGTGGCAAATGCAAAATTGCAAAACCTATTTCAGAACTCATTTTACAAAAAAAGGAAAATATCAAGACGTTTGTAAGTTTGTTCTGTGGCGGCTGTGCAATCGAAACAAAATTAGCACCACATTTTGAAAATGTTATATGCAATGATCTACACCCATATCTGATAGCTATGTATCAGGCATTACAAAACGGCTATGATTTGCCCGAAAATATATCTGAAGAACAGTATAGATATATCCGTGAGCATAAGGACGAGGATAAGGCGTTGACTGGCTTTGTGGGCTTTGCGTGTTCGTTTGGTGCGAAATGGTTTGGTGGCTGTGCCCGAAACAAAAGGGGTAACAATTATGCCAAGCAAGGTAGGAATGCTATAATGCGAGATTTTGAAAATCTTAAAACAGCAAAATTTACCTGTACCGATTATCGCAGCGTTGACATTCCTGACGGGTCTATAGTATACGCTGACCCACCATATGTTGGTGTTACAGGCTATTCAATAGGCGAATTTGACAGTTCTGAATTTTGGGAATACATGAGAAAAATCAGTGAGAAAAACACAGTGTTTATTTCGGAGCTGCAAGCACCTGACGATTTTGTTTGCGTTTGGCAAAAAGAAATTTTAAGGATGTTAAATAGTAATAGCGAACGCCCAAAATCTGTTGAAAAATTATTCGTACATAAATCACAAATTTAAAAGGGAGGAATTAAAATGGCTGAAACAAAGAAAGCCCCAAGCAATATTATTCTTGGCAGCGGTTATATCTACTATCAGGATTTCAACGGTGAAACAGTACCTGATGTTGATACTATCTGCACCGAAGCAAATGTGCTGGGCTATATCCAGGGTGGTGCAACCCTGTCTTATAAGCCGACATCCTATACCGCAAGTGATGATGACGGCACGCACCAGAAAACAATCATCACCGAGGAAGAGGCAACACTGAAAACTGGTATCATGGTATTCAATGGCAATACCCTTGACGTTCTCTGCGATACTGCAAGAGTGACAGAAGATACCAGCAAGAAACGTAGAACCGTCAAGATTGGCGGTCTGAAGAATATGCGTCGCAAGAGGTACGTTCTGTGTTTCCGCCACGTTGACGCAGTTGACGGAGATATATGGGTCATGATCGTGGGCAACAATCAGAGCGGCATCGAGCTGGCATTCGCAAAGGACAAGGAAACTGTTATCGACGCAGAGTTTAAAGCACTGCCAAGCGACAGCGAGGGAACACTGATTACCTATATCGAAGAGGATAAGTCAATAAGCGCTACATAAGCAACACAAATACACAGCCTGCTGAGATTTTCAGTGGGCTGTTTTTTTGGAGGTATACAGAAAATGCCAAAGACGTTGAATTTCAATAAAATGCAAAAACCTAGCCTGCGTATCGAACTGGCTGATGAAAAGCATACCACGATATTTGTTATGCCGCCTACAAAGGGCGAGATTGAAGCGTTCGGGGAAATATCCGCAAAGCTAGGCGGCAACAAGCTAGATGAAGCAATTGAGATGTGTGCGAAACTGATGTCACACAACATCGCAAAGATACCGATAACGGCTGAAACACTGGCTGATTGGGATATATACGACATTCAAACATTCTACCGCACATATATCGATTATCTGCTGGAAATCAAAAATTCAAAAAACTAGCACTCCCCTACTATCCACCGCAGGATAGGGAGGGGGAAAAATATGAAATTTCCTCAACGTGGGAAAAGTTAGTTGCGGACTATATGGGCATATCGCTATATGATGTTGATGATATGGACTACTATGACTATCTGCTGATACGTCGTGACGCATTTATCGCACGGCTCAGGCAGAGCGAGAGCGGTCAAGAATACCTAGATAACGCATATAGGTTGACCTTGACGAAGCCTGACCGACAGGCTTTGCGAGAAAATTTCGGAAAGGGGGTAATGATAGGTGGCAAAAAGTAGCATAAAGGGCATTACTATCAAGATAGGCGGCGACACCACAGGTCTTGACAAGGCGCTGAAAGAAACGAACAAAAAGAGCCGTGAGCTGGAAAGCGAGTTGAAAGCGGTCGATAAAGCGCTAAAGCTAGACCCGAACAACGTCACATTGGTAAAACAAAAACAAGACCTGCTGAAAGATAGTATCAAAGAAACAAAGTCAAAGTTGGACGTGCTGAAAGAAGCACAATCACAGGTCACGGCACAATATAAAAAAGGCGAGATAGACGCAGGACAGTATCGTGCGTTTCAGCGAGAGTTGGAAACAACGAAGTCGAAGCTGTCAAGTCTGAAAGACGAAAAGAAAAATGTCAATGCTATCGGCACGGCATTTAAAGAAGTCAAAGACAAGGTCGAACCTGTCATAAAAAAAGTTGAAAAAGTCGGTTCTGCCATAGGCGGTGCGGCAAGCAAAGCCGTAAAGTTCACGGCAACGCTAGGCAAGATAGACACGGCCATGATAGGCAAGGCGGCTGACGGATTCAAGAAATACACGCAAACCATAGGT